TACGCCATACACCATCGATGCCCTTTACATTGCCAATGAACTCAGTGTTCCTACGAATCAAACCACTCTTTTTTCCTCTTATGTTTCCATATGCATTGAGTATGCCCTTGTCATATGGCACTGGTATCTGTTGCTTGTCTGCTGTTTTCATTCCACCCTCAATCTGCTTCTCTAAATATTTTGATTGGATTGGTGGTATCTGTATCAATGCTGATAAGTCTTTAGGTCTTGCTTTAAACTTAAGCTGCACCCCCTTCTTAGTAAACATTGTGGGTCTATCTAACTTCTTAGCTAATTGTGATCTCATTGCATTAACAGCCTTAACACTAACCTCGTTAATAGAATCAGCAACAACAAATGGCACTTGCTTCTTCTGAAATCTATTTAGCTTTTTAGTTACTTCTTTAATATTAGATTCAATAGATACATTCAATGTCATTTCTTTCTCCAGTGAGACTTAGCTTCAAACTTAAGCCCTAACTCTTTAGCTTTACGCCTAACAGTTGATGGGTGTACGTCATACTGCATGGCTATGTCATGGCTAGACTTACCTTGCTCTATCTTTTGTTTTAGTTTCTCTTTATCTATGTTCATAAGTTTTTGTAATGCTCTATAAGCTTATTGAGATACCACTGGGCTTTCTCTAAGTCCTGTATGTTGGCATCCTTGTATTTGTGCCTGTGTATATATTTTATGATGCTACCTTCCAGATAGCTAGGGTAGTTAGCTCCAAGCTGTTGTTGTATGTAATCAATGCACTCTACTCCACCATCATTGTAATGTGGTGGATGGTTAACCATATCCTTGCTCATTTCATTCTCCTTGCTAATTCGTTTCTACATTTCTGTTTGATTTTTGGTTTAGTTGATGGGTTATCAATCATATCCTTTAGTTCTTTAGTGCTAGTGCACTTGGCATAATAATGAGTAGTGCTTATTCTTCCTGTTTGTCTATCTCTAACCTTTTGCGATTTACTTATCTTTATTGGCATCCTTCTTCCTTTTCTTTTTGTTAAATATCTTTTCCCAATTGTCTTGGTATTGTGTTCCCTTCTCTGGTCTACGCTTGCTACCCTTACTCATCATCATCCTCTTGCATATAGTAAAAGGTTAAGCCCCAGAGAATAATGAATACAGGTATCAGCCATAGTGTAATCATTTCTTTTCTATCCTCACAAACTTACTGCCCTCAAACATCATTGCTAACTCCAGTCTCATATCCATAAGTTCTTTTGGTACACATCTAAGCAGTTCTTGTATGCTGATAAAATTAGCTTCACCCTCCTGCTTATAGCGTTGCATAGCTCTAGGTATTTCATAATCTAAGTCTGTAACATACCAAATAACTCCATCCCAATCAAAACAGCGTATATGAGGTTCAAGTGGTTTGTAGCCAAGAGTCATTAGCTCATTCATCAAAGCCACATATGCTCTTCGCATCATCTGAATCATTTTCTGGGTTTGAATATCATTCTTTTCAGCAACAGATTTTTTAAATAGCTGCTCTGCTTTCATAAACTTAAGTCTAAGATCAACACCCACTAAACGATCTATTCTGTGCTTATCGCCCCAAGTGGTGTGAAACTCTTTTTTCTCAGCTTGATATTCTTCCAGCAACCTTAAAGTTACAGAGGAATATTTTTTGTTTTCTTGTTTTTTCATAGTATATAAGTCCTGACAATCAGTGGGGGAGTAGGGGTAGTACTACGTACTACTACCCTACCTACCCCATACTTCTTGCTTTTGGGGTAGTTATCTTACCCAAACTACCCCAACTAACTACCCCACTACCCCATCATGGGTATAATGTTCTTAAATTCGTATTTTTGGTAGCCATCAATAGTTTCTAAGGTGTAGATTAATTTCTTTTTAACCATCTGATTAAACTGATATTTAATCTGATCCTTATTCATATAAACAGAATTACCCTCATCATCATCACCTAACTTTACCCTGTTTGGGTAAAAGTCAGATTGTGTTAAAAATATTTCATGTTCTGGAACGCCTTTTTCAGCAGCCCTAACAGCAGTCTCAGCTTCAAAAGCCATCCATACTTGTTTTAACTTCCACGTCATATCATCATCAGCATCAAAATTAAATTCAATCTTTTCTAAATAAGCACTGCTAATCTTTTTATCATTAATAGTTACTGAATGATCTACCAACTTAAAAGCTAATCTAGTGTTATGCAATGAGTCTTTGTTTAGCGTTTGCTCAAACGTCAAATTCATCTCATCATCTGGTGAGTCCTTATCTCTTACAACTTTAAACTCATTATCTAATGAAGCTGGTATTACACTTGATCCCCTAGCCCTATCAGCATTGCCATGACCTGTATGATGCACCATAAGGACACAACACTTATAGTCTGCTATGAGTTTATCTAATTTGCTTATAAAGCCACCAACATCTTCAGAGCTGTTTTCATTACCACTGAATACACGTTGAAACGTGTCTAGCACCAATAAATTAAGCTCACCATGACTTGCAACTATCATCTCAATTTCTGCTATCAAGGCAGTAAAATCAGCATCATCATTAATTCTTACAGTTCTATTAGATATGTAAAAAGGTGCATCTGCCAATGATTCTCTATCATCAAGAATCGAACATCTGGAACGTATACCCCTGAGCCCCTCTCCTGCTACGTAAAGAACGCTAGATTTCTTCTTGACCCCATGACCAAAGAACTCATTACCTGATGCTATAGAAGCTGCCATAGCGATTGCAACAAACGATTTGCCTGACTTGGGTGCTCCAAATACACTAACCAAGCTTTCTTGCTCTATGACATCGTCAATCAACCAGTTAGGTTCATCTACTTGCTGAATTATCCTGCTTACAGGCTCAACATAAAACGCTCCTCTAGGTCTTTCGGCTGGGCTACCTAAAATATAGTCCTCAAGCTCGTCAGAGCTTAAATACAGGTTTAATTCGTTTGCTTCATGCAAATCGCCCTTTTCTGGCAAATCTTTATGTGGCTGACACGTGATGACGTTACAGGCATTTGCCTTTAAGTGCTGACCTATCTCCGCAGCAAAAACCAACCCAGCTTCGTCATTATCTGGGTATATGTAAACCTGCCTACCATAGATGCTTGACCAGTCTGTTTTATCCCAGCCCTTACAGCCCCCATGATGACAAGCAACCTGCCCAGCATATATCTGCTCGGCTGCTATGGCTGCCTTCTCACCTTCGACAATTAGCACAGGCTTATCATCGCTTCTATCTGATAGATACAAAGGCATAAGCCCCTCTGGGCGTTTCATATACCAAAGATCACCACGCTTGCTAAAAGGTGCATATTTGATTTTGCTTCTGGGATGACCCTCTGGGAATCTCAGCACTGCAAAGTCATCAGAGTATTTAATCTTGATGCTTGCCTGTAACCAGAGCTCGACAAATTGATCTCTGGTCAAAGATGGCGATGAAGGTGCTTCTTTTTTTGGGGAGATAAAATGAATGTCGTCAGACATTGCTCCCTCATCGCCAAAACCAAATCGTTTAAGTGTTTCGTTAATACTTTGATCAAAGTGTTTGAGTAGCCACATCGTACCACCACCCTGATCCAATTCAAAGGAATAAAATTGACCCTTCTCTTTATTTAAAACCCAAGAGCCATGAGTGCCCCAGCGAACCTCAGCCGATGTTTCAGCCTTTGGTTCGCCAAGTAACTCTAAGCCAATAGGTTTAGCTATTGATGCCCAATCCTCGTTGGTCATTAAAATGGAATGTCATCGTCAGTTACCACTGTTTTCTCAACAGGACTTTCAGCTTCTTTTTTCTTATCAGCTTCATCCTCATCACTAGCCCATGCAGGAATAACAAATTCTGCTGGTCTTGGTTTCCAAGCAACAAACTCAAACTCAGGCACTTCGCTGGAAAAACCAGAATCGAATTTAACACCTCTTGAGCCTAAGTATCTAAAGCAAGGCAATTGCCCTTCATTAGCTGCTTTTTGCATCCAGAACTTCTCACACATGGATTTAAAGCCTTGTAGCTCTCCCCATGCTGCACGTTCCCATTGCACCACTTGCTTATCACTTGTGAAAGCCCAAACGCTAAAAGCCTTTTTCCAGCCTTCTTTGTTTTCGACTTTACTAAATGGAATATCAGAGAATTCAAACTCATAGCCACCTGAATATCTGCCCAGACCAGTCTGGATAGTATCAGGGTCTAGTAGAATGTATTCCATGTCATAGACATTCTCTCCTATATACCACGCCTTTTCTTTTGCCAAAAACTTAAGATAAGAATTTGACCCATTTCCTTCACCAGAATTTTCTTCAAAAAAATCCATAGCACGCTCCTTTTAAATCAGTGCAAAACTTTGTCTGCACCTTCGTTATATTCTGCTTCAAGACTTTCAATGTTTCTAGTCTTGTAGCTCCAAAAATCACCGACATCAGTGATCCCTAATGCTTCAGCTCCTAACAGATAGTTCTGATACTTGCGAAAGCAAAACTCTTCAAAATCGTCATCAAATATTATGTGCATTGTTTAATATTACATCAATGTCATTACACAAGTCATCAACATACCCAACTATTACAGCTTGATTATGGTAATGAAAATTATTGTAAATTAAGGCTGCTGGCAATACATACCTCGCTTTGTTGCGATTGTATTTATAAATAAGCACAGGTATTAAATCCTCTCCAGCACTTTCACAAGCTTGAGCCCACCATTTCTCTTGGGCAAAGGTTGATCCCTTTCCTGCATAACACTTGCACTCAATTGCAAAGTTACGCCAATAAATATCAGCCATGCCTTTGCTTTGGTACTGGTCAAGATTTCTTTTAACAGTTTCATCTAATCCCCTCTTTTCACAAAATTCATTGATGAGCCTGACGATCACTCGCTCAAATGCTGCACCTTTGTTTCTACTGTTTACCACTGCTCACCATGATCTTGCTCGTACAATCTCACAAGCTCTTCAAAGTCATGGGGTGAATCTGTTGTCTTGATAGAACCATCGTTGTACATGACTTCTCTGGAATCATCGTTATAGGTTATTTCATAAAAGCCATCGCCATATCTAGTTTGCA